GCTCCACAAAATAGCGACCTATGGTTTAAAACAAAGGGTACAAGCCATAAAATATCTAAACAACGTGATGTTGTTCAAATCGCGCCTGAAGTCTTGGAGTCTATTAAGGATTTTGTTGATTACTCTGTAACTGAAAGTCGTCTAGAACAAGCATTGCGTGTGTTAGTCGAAGAATTCGGTATACCAAACGAACTCATTGACATGAAACATTTTGGTAAATTCATCAAGTGGGTGTCCACCGACATTAACAAAGAAGAATATGATGTTTTAGAAGAAAATGAGCTTGAATGGAAACAAGTTGCTAAACCAATTGCGAATAGATGCAAAGTTTGGTTTATGGAATATATTGACAGTTTTTAATAACGGTCAATAGTGTGTTAGATAAATAGATGTGTCAAAGAGATTTGGCGCATCAAGGATTGGTGAATTAATTACATGGAAGTAGACTTTAATGTTTATAAAAGGGACTGGATATGGATTCCACCAACGACGTTAATCTATCAAGAGAGATAGGTACTTTAAATCACAAGTTTTTATTAGCCACTAAAAAATTAGGCAATAAGAACAATTCAGGGACAAGGCTTCATGAACTTCAAGTCGATTTTGCTTATAAAATCAACAATTTGAAGTATGCTCCCGACTATGTTATCACTAAATTAATACATAATACGTATTTGTTTATCTATGACATAGACAATATAACAGACTAGATATTTATAACCGTGAGAGCGTTAGTTTTCACGGTTATAAATAATGCTATGAAATTTAATCAATTATATCACAATCCAAAATATTCTGAAATGGAATCTGTTATTGCTGATTCATGCTCTACTTTTATACATGAGTCGATGGGAACACCTGTCTTCAAATTGTTACCTCGAAAAGAAATTTATGAAAAGGTGAAGATTAGGGTGAAGAGTCAAACCATTCCGAATGCTAATGTTCGAGATGCGGCTTTTAATGTTAAGCAGTTTGATAACAGGTCTTTGGAAGTGTTTACGACTAGTGCAGCCTCACATGATGGAATGGGACTATATTATATATTCCCTGTGAATGGGTATAAGTTCATATATAACACGAAGGTTGATGATATAGTTGATAGTTGTAAAAAATTAGCAACTATTCTACCCGACAAAGAAATTATCACTGAAGTCTTGCGGTATTCATATAATCATGATAACCTACTTAACGGATTAGAATATGCTAATAAAATAAAGTTCTTTAACATCCCATATTTCTATGCGATAAAGGCATCTTTGAAATATCAGGATTTATATAAAAGGTTAACATATGTTTAAGATGTCTTACATCGAAAGAAGCTTTGGGAGTAATGACACAATCGAAGCCGTTATAAAGAATGCTAATAAAGATGAAAATATAACGGGTGGGCTGTTAAATCTTTTAATGAATGAATATAAGAAAATTAATGATGCAGAAGTCCCAACAATGGGGAAGCTGTATAAAATACCAACAATTAAACGAAAAAACTAATATGAATAAAACTGAAATATGCGTTCTAAAATTAACATCCGGTGCAGAAATCATAACTAACATTGAATACGATTCTGATGTTGGTGTTTTCTATCAAACAGTAATCATATCTAAACCATATAGATTTGATTATATTTCACATAATGCTCTTGGTGAACCACATGCACCACAATTGGGATTTTTCCCATACGTGTATTCAGACCCAGAAGCCCGAACTATACAATTGAACGGTGCTACGATAGAAAGTTACATTCCAGAAATTTATATCGACAATACATTAAAAAAAGAATACCTAGAAAAATCTTCAGGTATTGCTCTAGCGTAAAAGGAATTTACAATGGCGGTTATACAATATCAATGTGATGTCTGTGATAGAATCATAGACTTACCACAAAACAAGAAGGGATTAGAAGTAATTCAGCGTTGCATCATCACGGATGGATGTAGAGGTAAATTATCACAATTGGCTATTAAGCTTGACCATTTAAGAGGTAGCTTCCCTGACAGGGTGAAGAATCTTAATGATTATGTTCAGCGACAAACATTGTATAACCATCGTCAATCTGTAAAATTAGAACAATGGGATATTGTTCATAATTTAGGGGTGGCTCCAAGTATTCAAATATTTGTTGAACGTCCAAAAGATGTTAACTTAAATGAAATTGACCTCACGGTTGTAGACCCTAATTCATTAGTTGAATTTTTTGAAGTAGACCCAGAAAGTGTTGAAATTGTTGACGGTAATCACATTAAAGTTAATTTTGAACAGCCAGAAAAGGGTATTGTGCAACTAATAGCCAAATCTACGAAACCAAAAGTTTTTGATAATTCTCCTATACTTGATGATTCTGCTGCCGTGATTGAATTGACACATAATTCAGAGCTGACTATTGCCACAAAAAGTGATGATGCTAGTATCAATTTGGTTCTTACGTTTACGACTCCTACTGGGTTGATTTATGACAGACCCTATACCGTTGACAACGTTTCTATTGATTCAGCATGGTCTGATTTTGATGAAGCTTTAATAGCTGGAACAAAATATACAATAAGAAGCTTTGATTTCAAAGACAATGACCCCATATTCAATACAGACATCCCTAGTGGTAGTTCAGTTTATATTAAAAGCATAAACGGTGCATCATTGGAACGTAGGGAAGTTTTAGGGTTGTTAACGAACTACCCATATGAAGTGCAAGATAAAAACGTTGACCAATACGTTGATTTCTTTAACATTAATGTGGATAATTTAGCTTCTCAAATAATTTTTAACGAAAACGATTTACTCATTGAAACAAAAAGTCTATCATCTGTATTCCCATCAATTTTAAGGATATAAATGATAGATATACAGTTTGACAAACAGAAGATGCTAATAGAAAATTTAGTGTCTTCGAACGACTTGTTTGCCATTTGCGGTTCGATATTAAAAAGTACTTATTTTGAAATCGAACTTCAAAAAACAGTCGAATTTTTACTTGAGTATGTAGATACTCACAATGTTTTACCAACACCCATAATAATAAAAGCAGAAACGGGTGTTGAATTAGATTTAAGAAATATACCTAAAGACGTTTTCGATTATTCTGCTGGCGAAATTGAAAAATTTTGTAGGGTAAAATCATGTATAGCTGGCGTTGAAGACGTTGTAGATGCTATACAAAAAAATGATTTAGGTGGCATAGTAGATACTATGCAAGAAGCTTTGGCAATTTCTTTAAAACGCGAATTGGGGATAGAATATTTTCATAATCCAAAAGAGCGTTTAGAAAAGTTGTCCAATAGTCAAGCATTTCAGTCAACAGGTTTAGCTGAACTGGATGCTATGTTAGGTGGTGGTTTAGTTAAAGGGCAACTTATTATCTGGACTGGAAATTCTGGAACAGGTAAGTCCATAACACTGTCTAATGTTAGTTTGAATTTGTTAGAAGATGGTTTGAATGTGTTATACGTCACGTTAGAACTATCAGAAGACTTAGTTTTCTTACGTTATAACGGCTTAATGGCTGGTCATAAGCAAACTGATTGGATGGAACACATTGATGAAACGGTCAATGTGATAGAAAGTTCCAAAGAAGGTTGTGGTAAGTTGTTCATAAAATATATGGACGCTGAATCAAACGCTCAACAAGTTAGGGCGTATCTTAAAGAATTTGAACTACAACACGGTTTTCTACCGGAAGTGTTAGTTCTAGATTACATAGATATTGCTGGTACCAATTCAGGTGTTGGTGGTGAAAATGTTTTCATGAAAGATAAGGAAGTTTCTGAACAGTTTAGAAACTTAGGTAATGAATTTGGTATGTATGTTCTATCTGCTGCGCAACAAAATCGTAGTGCTGTAGGTGTTGTAGATACAGACCATAGCCATATTAGTGGTGGTATCTCTAAGATTAATACTGCTGATTATGTGTTTTCAATATCATTGAATGATAGTATGAAAGCTGAAGGTGTTATTGGTTATAAGTGTTTGAAATCTAGGTCGTCTGACGGTGTAGGTAAGTATGGAATGTTCAAATGGAACGATGACAGCTTACGAATTTCAAATCTTAACGATGACGAAAAACGTGATATTTTTCAAAACCGCGAAGATGGTAGAGAGAACATCACACACAACGACGCTGCTGATGTAGTGAAAAAGCATTCTTCTATTGAAGATTTACATAGGAAAATGCCAGACAAAAAACCCGACCCTATGTTAAATGGTGGTTTAGTTGGTTTGATGTCGGATTAAAATAATAACAAGGAATATTTATAATGATTAAAAAATTTGAACAAATCACCGAACTTACAATTGACGAAGAAAACTTTCAAGTAGCTGACATGTCAGAAAAAGTTCAGGACTTGGTTGTTCTATTCAATAAGTTTGGTGCCGATGAAATCTCCACCAAATTAGATGTCATCAAATGCCAACGTGCTTTATTAACTGTGCATAATGACATTATAGTAACCATTCGTGAAGAACGTGACGCTGCTAAAGCTGCTAAAGAAGAAGCAGAAGATTCTACAATTACAACAGACGAACCCGTTGAAGACTCTCCCGTTGTTGAACCTGAAACAGCTACAGACGAAGAACCTGAATTCGTTGAACCACTAAAATAGGTTTTAAATGCTAATACATTACAATAAAGGTGATGGTTCTGCCATCACCGAACGTGAAATCATCCCAACAAACATACCACAAGATTTTATAAGTGCTTTCGATGTTTCTGATTTGTCTGCTACAGACCAAGAAAAAGTGAAAGAACTGTACCTTCAATATGGTGAATATGTTAAACTCTTCAAACAAAAAATGTTCTCGTTTGAAGATTGGTTGGGTCATATTGACGAAGCCGACATAGAGCTTAAATGGCGAAGGTTTAAGATAGATAAAACCGAAATCATCTAAGTCAAAAGAAAGGGTTGTTTATTAGCAACCCTTTTTTTATGGCATAAGTCTTTATTTTATAAATAGACTTATATAGTAAGTTACGATGGTTGAGGAATACAATGATATTATTATCCAAGTTTTATGAAATTATAGAAGAAGATGCTGCTGCTGGTGCAACTGCTGGCGGTGATGTAGCAGTGAATCAAGGTGCTGGTTTCTCATTGATTCGTGACCTCGGTTCCAAGCCTATGAAGGGTCAGAAAAAAATTAAGATTAAAAAGATTTTCAAAGAAGAAGACGAAACAATGGTTCAAGCTGATGTTATGTCAAAAATCAGAAAATCAGAAAAAGATTCTGAAGTTAAAAAAGACCTTACTGGTTTTGCCTTAGAGGATGATGACGGTAAAATCATGAAAGTGTACGTCAATAAAGAAGAATCTGGTGATTTTGAAGAAGCTCTTAATACTGAACTAATGAAAAACCAAAATGATGAATTCAACCATAGAGAAATTGGTGAAGTATTATTCGACCTAAAGAAGAATTTTAACATCGTTAACATTGAAATGGATTCTATACCTGAAGATGAAGAAGAAGACCAAAAAATTGAAGCTTCCGGTGAAGAAGGTGGTAGTGGTCTTAAATTAGATGGTGAAGAAGGTGGCGAAGGTGATGTCTTAGATAAAGACAAAGGCACCAAAGAAGATGATGGTGAAAAAGGTGACGATGAATTAGATTTAGGTGACGAAATGGACCCTGAAGCTGGTGGTGATTTAGGTGATGAAGATTTAGGTGGTGGTGAAGACGATGCTAAAACTGCATTAGCTGCTGTTATAGATATGATGACTGCTGATGCTAACGCTAAAAAAGCTGAAGCTGATGCTAAAGCTAAAGAAGCAGAAGCTCGTATTGCTGAATTGAACACTAAAGCTGCTGAAGCCCAAGTTAAAAAATCCGAAGAAATGATGGATATGGAAACGTACAACACAGAAAAATCTGAATCTGATAAAGAAACCAAAGATTTAACAAAACTTGCGCAGTATCGTCACGATATGAAGAATGATGCTCCACAAGCAAAAACTGATTTTATACCGCAAGGTAAAGCTGAAGAGGAAGAAGAAGTCGAATCGTCTAAGTATATGCTTAAACGTGCTCTTACCGACTTGTTACGCGATAGCGCAATGAGAAACTAAGATGACTTTGTTAACAGAATTAATGGTTACAGAAAAATCACAAGCAAACAAAGAAGTAAAACAACAATATAGAAAGATGGTAAAGCATTTGGAAACAGAAGCCAACACCGTTAAAAATATGATTGATAGATACAGCGAAGACAGCGAGTTAGGTAAAATTATGTCGTTGGCTGGTAAAGGTGAAAAACGTAAAGCTATCGTTGGTCACTTAAATGGACTTGTTACAGAATTAAACAAAGGATAACCCCACTATGTCATTATTACAAGAATTGACCTTTGACGTAGACCCGAACGACCCTAATGCGGTTTCAGGTCTTAAACAAAGAGTTAATAGAGCTAAGAACAACCCTAACCGCGCAAGTCGTGAAGCCACATTAAACGCTAAAGACGAACTTAAAACCGCACAAAATGCTGAACCTTCTCCATTAAAATCTATGGATGTAAGAATCGCTAAACTTAAACAACAACTGAGCATGTTGACACAACAACGTACACAACTGGCGAAACGTGTTGAAGCTCATTACACTGTTACTGGTGAAAACGGTGAAGTGTTATATGAAGGTAAATTAACTGAAGCTGCTACCGCTGCTTATAAACGTGCTGGTAATGTTATCAAACGCCAATTTCGTTGCACTAGCGGTAAGAAAGAAGGGAAGATAGTTGCTGAACCAAACGCATGTAATAAGAGGAAGAACCCTAAGTCTGTTCGTGCTGGCAAAAAATCTGCAAGGAAAAACAAAGGTGTTCGTATTAACAAGACGCGAATTTCTAAAAATACTTCCATAAGTAAAATGGTTACACGATTAAACCAAAGGTAATGTTATGAATTTATTAAAAGAAATGGTGAACGGTGAAGAAGCTAGTAGAAAATATAAAATCTATGGCACCGATGGTAATAGCGGTATGGAACAAAAAACAACCAAGACTCCTGCTGAAGCTATTGAGTGGTGGTTTAAAATGCAACGCAAATTTAAGTTGAATGTTGCTATCTATGCTATGTCTAAAAACGATGCAATCATTCTCTTAGATTGGGCTGGTAGAAATCCAGATGCGATTAGAGATTTAGCCAAACGTTATCCTTCTGATTATAATATTCCTTTCTTAGTAAGAAAATTAGAGAACGGATACTTTCACCAATTACTAAATAAAGGTACATTTAACGATGATGATGGTGTTGCACCATTCGAAATCGGCTAACTAACATAACGGATAAAATATGAAAAATCAAGGTAACAGAAACATAGGATACTATGTTGATATAGTTTTAAAAGGGTTCAATGGTGATGGTGCTATCAAAAGTAAGGTAGATACTGGTGCTGATATGAGTTCACTACACGCTAATAACGTTAAAGTTCGTGGTAACATTGTGGAATTTCAATTCGGTGATAGACACGTAACAATGCCTATAACTGGTAAACAAGCAGTAAAAACCGCTGATGGTGGAATTGAAAACCGTCCAATGGTTAATTTCAACATTGAAGTTCCACAACCTGGTACTGATGAAGACTTTGTTCTTAATAACGTTCAATTCAATTTGAATGATAGAACAGATATGCCAGACAAAATTTTATTGGGTAGAAATTTCATCGAAGCTGGCGATTTTAGTGTTGCTGGTGATGCTGAAAAACCTAAAGACATTCACGGCTCTAACGTTAAACAAGTTGAATCACGTTCAGACGCAATCGCTAATGCTATGTATTTAATTGAAAAATATGACATATCTGTAGCTGATTTAATTAGATTCAATAAATAAAAGGGAAAGGAATTACTATGAAAAAATCTAGACTTATGGAATTAGCTGGTGTCGGTTTACAACTTAACGAATTAGGTACTGAAGGTATCGATGTTGAACAAAATCAAGATACTATTGGCGTTCTTCGTCAAAAACTTAAACAAGAAGGAATCAACACATCTAGCATGAGTGACATTCTTATCTTAAAATTTGCTAATGCTATGAAATCAATCACTATTGAATCATTAAAAGGTAAAACTGTGAAAGTTTCTAAAATCACTGAACGTTTAAGACATTTAGGTGGTATTCAATTGAACGAATTGGAAAATTATGATGTTGAAGAAAAGAAAGACACCATCATTGACCTTAGACTTAAACTAAGAAAAGCTGGTGTTGACACTCGTAACATGTCAAATGATATGGTGTTGAAATATGCACATAAAATGGAAGAAATTACCATTGAATCTATCATTAACGGTGGCGTGTTAAGTGAAATGGACCAAGATGTTCATAGAGCTATCAACTGGTTAGACCGTAGCGAGATTCAAGACATCTTAGAAAGATATGGTTTCGCTGTTAATGATGACGAATCTACTGATGATTTAAGAGATACCTTGCGTTCTAATGTAGAAGATGGTACCATTGATATGAACGAAGTATCATAACTTTTTAATAACTACAGAAAAAAGCTGATAATGTTAATCGTTATCGGCTTTTTTCGTCTATACACTGAGATAATATGAACAAAAACAGTCCATTCTATATTGTGCAAGATTTCTTGTCACCAATAATGACAGAAGACATTATTGATTCCCTTAATTTTAAATCACCAGACCGCGATAAAGACGGTAAGATGTTAAAATCTTTATTTTTTTCCTCTCTAACTGATGAAGTTGTGTTTGAAAGATTAAAACCATTAACACATTTATTAGAAGAACATTACGGTTTTGAATATGTTGGCACAGAACCTATGGCATATGAATATTATGCAAATGGTTACGATAATGATGAACTTCATGCCGAAAACGCAGTCCATGTAAGGGGCAAATGGTTACGGACAAAAAATCGTGATTTGACTGGTATTATATTTCTATCTGACTACAACGAAAACTCTCCATTCTCGGAAGACTTCGAGGTGTATGGTGGTAAAGTGCAATTTCCTCAACACCAATTTTCATTTAATCCAGAACGTGGAACATTATTGGTGTTTCCATCAGACCCACACTTTATCAATGGTGTTTCCCATATAAGCATGGGCAACTCTGTTATGATTCGGTTTCATATAGCGGCAAAGAAACCTTACTTATACGACCACACTAAATTTCCTGGGGATTACAAAGAATGGTTCAACGAATTTGCTTAATATTAATATTATCTCTTGCTCTACCCACACTTTCATATGCTAACAAATATTCCAAATCACCCATACCTCACGGTTTAGATGATTTGGATTGTATGGCATTGAATTTGTATCACGAGTCGAGAAATGAGGGTAGCGACATTTTTATCGCTACCACTGGCTATGTAACTATGCAGCGGGTTAAACGCTCTGCTTACCCTGATAGTGTCTGTAAAGTGGTGTATGAACAACGCCTAAGCAATCGCACGAAGAAATGGGTGCCAATGTTTAGTTGGACTAAAGATGGGAAAAGTGATAATCCTAAAAATCATAAATCCTATAATCGTTGTTTACGTATAGCGCGTAAAATATTAGATGGTAGTATCAAAGACATTACTAAAAAAGCTACACATTATCACAACACATCAGTTGACCCATATTGGGTTGGTGGTATGACTTTAGTTGCTCATATCGGAAATCACATTTTTTATAGATAACTAGCTTTAAATTCTCGCCAGTCTTTATGATTTTGGGGGTTACCGTTTGCTTTTATCCATTTGATGATATTTTCAAAACAAGTTTTGGTTCCAACGATTTTCAAATCTTTTTCTTTAATTCTCTTACGTAAAAGATGACCACCACATTGTTCTGATAACCAAAGCTTGTATATCACATCTAATTTAGCCCAATTATATATGGTTCCACTGCTTTTCGCGGTTTTCGCTTCCCACGGG